GATGGAAAATTAATAGCCATAAACTATCTCCTTATGGGTGAAGTGCAGCCAGCTCATCAATAGCAGCTTGCATGGTTGTGGCGAACAGCCCGGACGTTGAGTTGTCATAGGCTATGGTATCCGCAGCAGGAGCCCGAGCAGGGCTTGCAGGAACCCATTGAGAGCTGGTGCCGTCATCTATATCCACGTATAGGATGCCATCATTCAGGTTGTACCAACCCTGTCCAGCACCATTTACAGGACTCGGGGGTGCGGCTGAGATGGTCGTAGCTGTAACTTCAATCCAAGAACCATCTCGGCGAGCATACAGCTTACCGTCCTGTGGCTCTTCAGGTATTGTGTCTGCGACATCAGCCTGAACAGGCTTGTTACCCTCATGGTAAATCTTATGGACACCTGCTTGGCCTATTGCATGGCTTGCACCAGTCGGAGCAGCTACGTTACCCACATTGACTACTACCGCATTACCTGAAACGTTCTTCACTATCAGGTTATCAGACGCCCCTGTAGTGTTCAGGGCCATGCCGGGGGCTGCCGAGGTCACGGTCATGTCGTTCGCTGTCCAAGCATTAGAGCCCGAGTTAGCCCCAACAGCGTTCAGCCACATGCCTAGCTTGGCACCTGCGGCGGACGGAGCAGTTCCCAGTTGTGGTCCGGGTGACCAGTAGTTGTACAGAGTATCCGTGGAGGGGTTCTGTCCAGTGTTAGTTGTGTGACAGTAGTAGACCTTCTCAGCCACCATTACCCTTCCGCCGGGGAAGTACTCAATAGTAGCATCCCAGTCAAACTCACCACGCTCTGCAAGTTTCAGCAGGTTGATTGTGGCGGACTGCAATACATAGTTGAAGTTCTCAAACGTGGGTATCTCACTTACCCAACCCAGTGAGTACTTTACTGCACCCGGGTCAGTAACTCCACCTGTCTCTGCCCAGATTCGGTCTAGACTCTGTTGTGTGGTCATAGTGACCTCCTTATGGTACTCGTGTGACTGTCAAAGTCGTTCCGAGTGGGATTATGTAACGGGCCAAGTATTGTATCATCTGCTCATCGTTCGCAGTGGTATCACCTTGGGATATGCGCAGCTCTAGCTGGCGCGGGGTAGTTGTCACCAGCTCCATCAATTTTGTAGTTCTACCAAGCAGTGTTGATACTGCATAGTACAGCTGGTTGATTGATATACTGTCTCTGTTGTGCACCTGTGCCTTGGCCAGCAGAAGTCTGCGATAGACTGCATCGGTCAATGGAGTAGTTACAAAACCCGCGGACTCTTCACCTTTGAAGATACCACCATCGCCGGGAGTAGCCTCAGCTGCCATCTTCTCACCAGCACCTGCAAAACCGAAGAACAAGTCTGCCAAGGCTATCTGTCGAGATTGGTCGATAATGACACCTATGATATCCAATTGGACACCAACTGCGTGCTGTATGGTCCTTCCTAAGTAAACCGAGTCCAGCTGATAGAACAAGCTATCCATCTCCTCAAAGAACGCACGGAAGTACGCAACAAGGTTTGGCTTGTTCTGATACTGCTCTAGCAGCATCCCCAGCATGATGTCTACGCCCTTGGTCTGACTAACGGGGACATCCTCTATGTAGTCTTCCCGGAAGATAGGGCTGAACCTAAATGGCTCATCGCTCGTAGGACGAACCGTCCCTTGATTTTGAATAGCCATATTAGGACTCCACGATAGTAATATCTGTGGTGAGCATGCTAGCGTACTCTGTGTCAGTCATCACAAGGTTTGCAGTTCCCTGAGCATCACCTGCCCGGGCCAGGGTCAGGGTATTCACCTGAGCTTTTCCGTAAGGGGTGATGTAGGTAAACAGGCGAGACCAAATAACATCTTCACCAGCAAGCAAGGACTCAATGTGGCCTACTAGGGCTGCCTTGATTTGCTCAATGGCTCCAGCACTTTCTGTGTCAAGGAAGGTTATGTCCATCTCTATTTCTATAGTTACCGCAGACGCCTTAGTAAATTTGATGTCGTGAGAGAAGCCTTGCACATCTGTGATAGAGGTAGTTGTAGACCCGAAGGTAGGGCAGCCCACAGCGTTAGTTTCAAAGATGACTGTTGCAATGCTCTCATCGGTGACAGTGCCAACCTCTCCCACAGTTACTGCGATGGTATTGGCCGGTACTCCATCGACGGTAATGGTTGCGTCATTGTTGAATACGCTTGCTTGGTCTACTCCCAACTCTAACAGGCGAGCCTGCATAGTATCTACTACGGATGTGTAGTTGCGCATCACAGTAGTCTGTCGTAGGTTACGATACTTCTGTTCGCTATCTGCCAAGGTTCCGATAGTACCCGCAGTAGTCTGCGTGATCGAAGTCCAGCCACTGATCGGTGTTGTGATAGTGGTAAGTGTCGAGATAGGTACAGGTATCGGTCCCGGGACACGGCTAATAACTTGTGCGTTACTGGGAATGGTTGTGTTGAAAGCCACGTAGAACTCGTTGCCGTCATCATCAGTAACTATGGAGTTAGCTGGCACGACAGTTCCCGCAGTTCCTTGCAGCTCAATAGTTGCGTAAGATCGGTTGGCTGTTCCGTAAGTCAGGCCAGAGATCAGGCCAATGTTGCGAAGTGCCGCACCAGTAGCAACCGCAGGGTTGTAGCTGTTATATACTAGGTCAAGTTGCGTCCAAGCATTCCACAATTCGAATGCGAAGATTTCAACCAGCTGACCGTCAGGAGATTCGGGGCTAAAGTCAAAGCCGGGATTTATTAGCTCCAGCTTTCCCTTGATGCGCTCTTGAATATCCTCAAGTGTTTCTGGCACAAAACCAGAAGAAGTTAATCCTGCCATTAGGTTGCTCCCCAAGGTACGGTTAATGAAATTTCACCATAGATGGTACGTGCGGTGAACTGTATAGTTAATTTTCTTGCTTCATAGGTGGCAGACAAACTGTCAACTACCAGAACACCCTGAGTAGCCAAGATGATTTTACGTGCGCGAGTTTCAATGTTGAACCTATCAAAGCCCCGCTCAAAGTCCGAGAGGCTCAGCCATCCGATGGAAGGGTCGAGTATCCACTCAGTCAGGCCAGTGCGTAACTTGCTCTGTACCTGTTGTACTACAAAGCGACCATCGTCTACACGGGCCACTCCACCACCGTCCTGAAGTATCAGGTCTCCTGTGGTTTTATCAAGTGCTAGATAGGTACTCATTAGCAGCTCCTTAAACTGTGAATTGCATGACAGTATATTTCTCCGTCATCCCAAATTTCTTGAACGTGCGAAGGAAACCTCGCCGTCCTCTGAACTCAATTGTGCTGAGTCCCCTTGACTGTGCCAGTGCAACAAACTGAGAGTGTAACGTGTCCCACTCATTCCAGACATCTCCGGCAGCGCCAACAAATGTTAGCACGCCATCATCCCGGGTGAACAAGACAACGATACCTATGATGCGTCCCTCACCTGTGAAGGTGAAGAACATTTCATATTCGTCCGAAACCAAACGATTGTAAATCTCATGGGCAGGACACTCTTCAGTTGCCATGTCATATAGCCAGCCTTCAACTTCACTCTGGTACTGGTCAACCAATTCCGTTGTTGCTTTCTTCAAGGACATTTATTCTCTCCGTCAATGCTTGCATCATTTCTTTTAGGCTATCGTTCTCACGCTTGAGGTACTTGACAGAATTAAGCAAGTCCCAGTCGTGTTCGATACCCATTACGTAGTAAGACTCTTCAGGGTCATCCCCGCTATTTAGGCTTACACCTTCGGGGTAAACTTCCGCATACTCCTGAGCTATAGCACCCCGTATATTCTCTGCCTCTACCTGTGCTGGGCAGAGAGCATTACGCTCCTCATCCCCATGCCACATGTGAGACATCTTGGTATAGTCAACAACACGCACAGCTTCGATCTTTGCCATAGACTCTTCCAAGTCTACCTCAACTATATCTTTCTTTAGTCGGATATCAGAAGGTGCTACAAACTTCGGGATGAGCCCATTACGGGAATGTATAGAACCCTGATCAGTTGCTCCGCTTGAGCTAAACTGCACACACTGAGAGTACACTGACGTGTTTGAATTGTTGTAGATATGGACTGCGTAGGTAGCTGTAGTATCCGTAGCAACAGGCTGAAATTTATGAGAACCATATGATGTCACTCCGTTCGCTGTGCTTTGCAGCCTCGGGTAAGTATTAAAGTTTAGTCTGGCAAATACTCCAGAGGTAGTCCCTCCAACCTCAACACCCGACTGTATTGTATTGGTTACACCATTACGCGCCTGTAGATCAACTCCTGAGGTTCCATCTGTTCTGTCACCCCGCACCTTTACAGTAGTCTTTGAGTTAAGGCCTACTTCCCCATCACGTACAAAGGACATCCAGCTATACTGGTGAGATACTCCGAAGGCATTGTACTGCCCCAGTTGTGCATCACCCGAAGTAAGACAGGCAAGCCCGACAGCCCCTGCACTATTTGCGGCTGTGAGTCTGCGCTCAGTCGCGGCAGTGCCAAAGGTACGTATGTCTGCGTTCCTTGCCTGTAGCTCACTAGTGAAAGTCTTTATGCCAGCGACTACCTCATCGCCAGTGAGGCCAACAAAGTCGGTGTAGTTTGAGTCCCCGTATGCCTTAGTCATTACGTCCTGCGGGTTAACCGGGTCAGCAGCACCGCTTATGGCCCCTCCACCCATAACCAGACTTCCAGCAATAGTTACAACGCCGGTTAGGGTGATATTCCCTGTAATGCTATGGGTTGTTCCTGTAACTACTAGGTTGCCTGTCCACGTAGTATCAGGCACTGTCACTGTGTATGTGGTGGCAAGCTCAAGAGAACCCGCAGCAGGTCCAACAATGTCAATGTCCCCAGCCTCTCTCAAGGAGATGTACTGGGTCAGTTCAGTATTACGAAACTCTGCGTCCGTGGCTGAGTAGTTTGGGATAGCCCGGGGGATTGTGTTCAGGCCTACGATGGCTAGACCGTCCTTGTTGGAGAACGTTCGTCGCAACCAAGGAGCAGGGTTCTTTGCAAATGACCCCGCACTATCCTTGTCCAGCCACAGCCAGTGGTCATACCCGAACTGACTGAACAGCATCAGGCAAGTATCTCCAGCCTTAATAGGCATAGTTACTGAGTAGCCGCCACCAGAAACTGTGTGGACAGGAACATCCATCAACTTGCCACGCTTTATAGTGGATTCCGAATCCGTGGCCGAGTAGAAAATCCTTTCAGCAGAAACCTGTATGGTTGCGGTCTGGGTCGCTGGGAAGTACTCCACCACGCGCCCGGGCATTACTATATTGTAGTCTTCCCAATTCATGCGGGACTCCTTATTCGCAACACTCCACTTTTGTCACTATGGAGTTCGCACCTGTTAAACCAGTATTGGTATTGTTCACTGTGGGGTCTAGCTTATCTCTTCCCCACTTAGTAGCCGCTGTCAGTATCTGATCAGTACTGGGAAGGGACTCGCCGGGAGTGTAGGGAAACTTCGGGTCAGCGTTAGTTATTCCTCGCACTAAGCAGCCTATGCCAGACTGTATCAGGGATTGGGCATACTGATTGTCAGTCATGTGAACTGTCTCATAGACAGCACCATAGAGGGACTTGCGAAGCTCACCCATAGCTGTGTCGATAAGGTCAGTAGCTAATTCTGTGGCCACCCGATCTCCCTCGTTAATTAGACAAGAGCTCACCTGCGCAAAGCCGCCTTTGGTATTGTTAGCAAAGTCCTTCAGGCGCTCAGCTGCTTCTGCGGCTGTTAGGATGTCTGAGGTTGCATTTGGATTGTATAAGTCTATAGCACTGGTATGTGCCTCGTATGCCCATGAGCTAGTGGAAGGGTCTTGCCCTGTCGAGAGGAAAGTGTGTCGGGTGCGAACACCTGCACTATCTACCCCATCGGCTACAAAGTCTTGACCCATTGTAAAGTTCGCTTCACTAATCTTGTTGCACGCACAAACTTCTATTCCTGCTTCCCTAAGTAGGGCCTCGCGAGTGGCCTTTTTAGAGCCAGTCAGCTCGGAGAAGGAAAGCAACTTAGGTGTTGTACCGTTGACTGCACCAGACACGACAAGCTCCTCACCCGTAATGGTGAACTCCATTGCGTCTGTCATGCCAGCTACTTGCTTGGTACTGAATTTGGTAAAGACGACAGGGCCATAAACGCCAAGGTTTGTTACTACCTCGCAGGGCTCTGCCTCGTTTACCAGTCTCTCCAGCTCCTCGAAGATTGTGCTGGCGCTGTTACTTGAGTATTGGATTAGTCCATCAGCCAGTGCAGCCTTGCGACCAACCATCTTACCAAATAGTATATTGGTTATGATGCCGGTAATAGTAACTACCCTGTTCTTTCGAATAGAGTTGTTGCTAACAAGGAAGCCTGTCTGTACTGGAAACTTGGTGATCTCCGCAGAGGCTTGGTGGGCCTCAGAGATTACTGTGTGGAACTTGATTGTTTCTGTTTCATCAGCCGTACCACCATACGGATAAGAAATCATAGCTGGAGTTACTGTGGCCATATCAATTACCTAAACCAGTGGGTGGTTGGCATTGCCAAACCGTCAAGGGGAGCTACCGCAGTAGCCTGTGTTTGCCACTCAGAAGTGTAGTTACTTCCTTTGTGCTGTACAACGAGAGTCTGGTAGCGACTGTAGCCTGCTATCGACTTTCTAGCAAAGTCTTTTGCTATCTGTAGAGTCTGCTCGTCTTGCGAAGTGCCAGCAGTAAGTAGCTGGGAAATATCCAGTACAGCTCCCGGCTCAATGTTGCCGTCGAGGTTAGAGACAACCTGTAGCTGTGCTGGTGCCAACTTGGGATTGGCTCGCATGTTGTTGGTGTTAAGGACCACCGGCTGTAAGTTATCCAGCTCCGTGAGAGGAACCTGCGCAAGATTTGGTGTGTACACAAACAGAAACTCGTCAGGCCTTGTGTAGCTCAGGAAGCCATGCTCTCTTTTAAGATCGTTGAGGCATTGATTGACTGAGCCGATAAGTGGAGCCTTTGGACGTGGCGGGATGTACTCTTGCTGGTTACTTGGGAAGCATTGATACCTAACCCTACCCTGATAACCCGCATCAAGTAGCAGAGCAGTAATTAGGTTTTCCAGTTTTGGCTGGTTGACCTCCTCTATGTTTACTTGCTTCTCAAGAATTTCCTTTCCCTTTGAATAGCAGTACAGGGTAGTAATCACATTTGGTATCTTGTTTTCTGTGATGGTATTTGAGATGAAGAAATCTGATATCACCACAAATTCCTGTGAGCCATGCAATCGAGTTGTTACTGTTGCATAGTGGTCGGCGTTGCCACCGATAAGGTTCGCGATGGATTCTTCATTTAGATTATAAATTGAGATTGAGGCTCTACTGAAACCATCAACCTCCCTCACATCAAAGTCTACGCGAAGTCCGGTTGCGTCTAGTATTGCGCGCCCGTTCTTATCAGTTATCTTGAGAATGACCTCTTGACCAAATTTCTTCATAAGACCTCCGAGGTCATTAGTTTAGTTGCTGTTTCTAAGTGGAGAGAAATGCCCACCTGCAATATTGATATCGGCATCGTCTGTTTTCGCCTCAAGCTCAGAGTCGCCATTCTTATCAACGATGTTAGTAAGGTTGATATTTACTTGAGGCTTGCCATTTCCTTGGCTAGCAGACTGTGTGGCTTCCACCCTACGACTAGGAAGAATAACATTTCCTTGTGAGTCGTAGTTGTCTGGGCTATTAGCTGCCTCAATCATCTCCACAGCACCCAACCGAGCCCCTTCAAGCAGTCCCGCATCCCCAGCCTTCCCGCCAAGTATTGCACCAAGGGCCAGAGCAGCAGTGCCTAGTTTAACAATGGCATTTGAAGTAGACTTATAGCTATTCAAGATTTCATTGGTGGCAACGCCAAGACCTTTGTTGTAACTGGTCTCATCACCCTTTAGGGTTGAGACTGTAGCTTCCTGAATTATTTGGTGGCCAATAAGTCCGTCTTCCTGTCCGAGGTTGGCTTGTCGCATTGCCTCCGCCTCAACAGTAACGGATTGAGTCATAGACCCACCACGACCATCGTAAGCAGCCAACTTGTCATAGCCCATTACCCTCATGTACTGTGAACGCATCTCAGGGGAGAGGTCTCTGCTTTCCTTGTCAGCGAAGTTAAGTAACTGAGAGGGACTCATCCCTTTCATCTTCTCCCACCGAACAGTGTCGAACTTGTCCGCTATCCCGGGAGACTTACCAAGCTCAGCCTTAATACGAGTGAATTCAGAAGCAGCTGTTTCTTCGTTGTTGAACTTGGCCTGCATGTTTCCAGCAGCCATCAACAAACTGTTCGCATCCCTTTCGTCGATACCACCTTGACGCATAGCCCATTGCGAGCCACGAGTCTCATCAGCACCTTGACCAATCTCAGCAGCGAGTCGGATAGTACCCATGCCAGAAGCCATACCTTCACGAATCATCTTGAAGGCATCGTCAACAGCACCAGCCCACGACTTTGCAGAATCTTGTGCTTGCTTTAATGAGTCAGAGAACTCGCGCACGGAATCGCTAGCTTCACCTTCAGCCTGTATACGATCTTGTGCGTGCTGCAATGCGTCTGCGTGCGCCTGCTCAAGCTCTTCTGTGCTAACCCTAGCGTCTGTTGCAGGCTGTTCAGTAATGCCCTTGGAAGATAGCTTAGCAGCATCGTCCTGCCTGATGCGGAACATCTCTGTCATCACATCGCCAGCTTGCTCCTCAGTAGTACGTGAACCGACATGGCGTGCAGCAGCATCCCATTGTTGTCCTTGTGTCCGAGGCCCAGTACCAGCCTTCCAAGCTGTCATCGCAGCTTCCTGTGGCGTTTCAGGTTGAGGATTATATCTAGCGGCTTGGCCAGCAGCAGCAGCTTGCTTCGCAGCTAATCCTCCCTTAGCCTTATTAAATTCCCTCAATTGTAATACTCCTTCCACGGACTCAGGCACACCACCCACTAGGTTGCGTACTTCTTCGTGCCGTTCAATTAGCTCTTGTTGATATTCCTCGTCAGCGTACATTATGTCCTGCGTAGTTTCCCCAGTTGCTGCGTCAACTACGAACAGGGTTGTCTGGGTCTCTCCAGTGATAAGCATCTGCAATTGCATCTGTGCAGTGTACCTGTCCATTGCCCCGGGAATCCTCCCAGACTTCAGAACCTTCAACTCTAGTAGACCTGCGGAATTTCCCTTGTCATCGAAGAGTATTGCATCAGGTGTAGCACCCATGCCCGGGTACAAAGGATTCTCTTCGAAGAAAGTATCCTCCGCCTTGATACCTTTATTCTGCATAAGAAACTTTCGCTTGGCAGCTTCCTCACCAGCAGTACCACGAGCAGTAAAGGTATTACCCTCAAACACTCTGTTGCCACTGCTACGGTATCCCAGACTTCCTGTTGGGTCTAGCTTGTCCTCCAGCAAGTTGCGAGCAGCTATCTGCACACCGTGCCTAGTCATCATCTGTGCAGCGATAGATGCTGTCAGCTTTCCCTTGCGCTGGCTAAACCATTCCTGACTTCCCTGTTCGGGTGGTTTGTTCTGCCTGACATTCCAGAGATACTCTTCACGAGCTGACATAGAGTCGGAGTAAACATCTACTCGCCTGCTCATATACTGCTCGATAGGTTGATCACCACCAGCCTGTGCAAACTCGTATGCCTCGGCTTGAGTGGCTCCAGCATCCATGGCTTCCCTGTAGAGTTGCTGCTCGGTAAGCACATCCTGTGCACCATCCAAGGAGGCTGCTCTGGCTGAGCCTTTGCCCGTGCCATTATCCCCGAAGACCCCCCCACGGAAATCGTCAGCGTATTCACCGAACTGGGCGAAGTGCATGGTACGATCATAGGCAGCTACAGCAGCAGCAGCTCCGCCACCACCCGCAGCACCACCTGTGATGTCTCCATCAGCACCCTCCTCATAACGAGCAAGACCTATGTTCATAGAGAATCTATCTGAGTCTACGTCACCAGCAGTTGGTTGGCCATCCAGACCAAGCAAGGAAGCCTCTCCCCATCTCTGCATACCTTCGCGCTGAGTCTCATCCAGAGGGTCTTGGCCACGAACATATCTGCCTTCGCCTTCAGACTCATTGCGGTGCTCGGGCATCTGCTCCCTGAGAACACGCTGCACATAGTGAGCCTTGTACAGTGCTTGCTCATAGTTGTAATCACGGGCGAGTGGGTCAACACCCTTGCCACCGTACAAAGACTCCTTCACGCTAGGACGGGAAGTCCAGTAGCGAGGGTCTTTGTCATCTATCCCTGTCTTAGCAAACTGCTCACGAGTGTAGGGCGAGCCTTCCCAAGTGCCAGAGATGTTAGCTGTCTCCTTAGTACCGAATGGAATATTAT